TGTACCGTCTAATCGCTCTCGTTCTCGCGTTCGTCGCTTTCGATTCCGAAGCGCAGACGCCGACCGTCGTGCCATGCCCGAGCTATACCGCACCGTTTCCGTTTTCGACGACCAAGCCAGGCGCGTGCTGGGATCTCGGCGACCTCGCGCAGTACGCTGGGATGACCGTGACACTTCCCCGCCGAAGCTGCCCGGCTCGTAACGTGAGGGATCGCAGTGCGTACTGGTTTCAGGATGTGTACTTCTACACGCTCAGCGTGCCCGGAGCCGTCGGGTACTCAGTGGTCGAGAAAGAGGTCGGGCGATATCGCATCACCGCAGCCGGGGCGCAAGTGCTCGCGGATCGCGTCGAGACGACGTGGCTACATACCGTCGTGCAGAGCTACCCGACGTTGATCGGCTCGTGCTCGTACACTATAACGGTGAGCGTGGTGCAGTGATAGTCAGGACCGACCGGCTTACTTCTGCGTTGCCAGCCAGTCGTGATAAGCGCGGCACCGGACGAGAATGGCAACAACCTCGCCGTTCCCACCGACCTCGACCTGATACACCGAATCAGGATTCGCACCGCAGAACGCCTGCACGTCCTGACGATGGTATGCCTGTAGCAACAGCTTGCGCGCGTACTCCTCGATCTCTGCGGGAGTACGCGCCGCGAGCACCGAGACCGCCATGAGCAATATCGCCATTGACCGCATCATCAATCGTCCTCCAAGTGACGTATCCGTTCGTCCAATGAACGCAACTCGTCGCGGGTTTCCTCCACGCGCATCTCCACGCGCATCGTCTTGAGTTCGATTGCATTGATGGTGTTGTCGCGCTGCGCTCGCTCGACCGCGAGTTGCAGCGGCATCGTCTCGGTCCTCCACGCTTCCAAAGCAGCGACTCGTGACCATAGAGCAAACGCGGCGACGATGAGCGCCATGCTCGCTGTCGTGAGCACGCCAACGAGCCACTTCTGGATGATGTCGCTCACCTAGGCCGGTTTCTTCGCCGCCGCCCACTTGCGCCACAGCGACCACGCGCCACCGACGACGAGAGCGACCACGCCCGCGATCTGCGCCATCGACTGGTCCGACCCCACGATGCCGACGAGACCGCCGGCAGTGAGCCCGTGTCGAATGGCCGCCATGATTGACTGAACGACAAAACCTTGAACGTCCATAGTTGATTCCTCTACCTCGTTGAAAACCTCTGACGTCTCGTCGACGGGCTCGCCGCCCTTCCTCGCGGCGCGCTTGGCTTTACGCCTGGCACGTGACTCCTTCGAGAACGGCCGCTTGTTCATCCAGGCGAGCGCGACGCGCGACACCAGCTCAAGCGTGGCGCTCATAGGCAGAACCACTTGTCGTCGCCGTACCGATCTCGAACCAGAACACCGCGACGTCTGGCCTGCGCTTGACCCTGCGACCGAGCCGTCGGCCGGCGTGACGTCGGCGAATCGTCCTCGATCTGCCGGCATACCTCGTCCAGTCTGCTACTTGGCGACGCAGCCAGCACGGCACGCCTCCGCTCGTATGCGGTCCGTCGCTACCCGGTCGCGCTCGGCCTCGGCTCGCGCCGCCTGCACGGCGAGGCGAGCGATCGCCAGCTCGTGCTCGCGCGCGCCCTGTATGGCAGCCGCCTGCGCCTCGTCAGGAGCCTCACACGTCGCGGAGATCGAGTAGAGCGGTGAGCCATGCCCGCGACTCTTGCCGCGCCCAGGCACGAGCCCGTTCGGGCACACGGGCGGTGTCGGCGCGCCGTGCGCGAGCCCAATCGCCGTGGAGCGATCGCCACCGATGGCGAGCTGGTTGGACGCGCCGCCGCCCTGGCCGCCGCCGGCCGTGACCGTCTGGCTCTGGTGCTGCTCCTGGGTCTGCTCTGCCGGAGGCGTCGGCTTCTCGGTCGCCCGAGCGTCGAGCCAGAACAGCGGGATCAGCATGCCGACGGTGAACGCGATCCCGTCGATCGCTCGCACCGTGTCGCTTCGACTCCATCGCATAGCTAGTCCTCCACCGTGATCGTCACTGGCTCGCCAGCTAGGATCGCGTTCGCGACCTGACCGTAGAGCCGCCTGTATGCCTGCGCCGACTGGCCAAGCTCGCCGGATGATACCGCCGCGTCGCCGACGAGGATACAGCCGGCCGTGTGGTCGTCGGTGTTGCCGACATGGATGTAGACCCACTCGAAGCCGGGCACGTCTTGCAGCCACAGCATCCCGCGGTGCTCGCCCGGGAACTTGCCCTTGTACTTCTCGTGCAGCTTGCCCTCGGCGCGCAGCTTGATCACGTAGGTGCCGGCCGGGATGCGCGTCTCGCCCGCGACCTTCACGGCCCGCCTCTCGTCCTCGAGCGTGAAGCAGCAGAAGCGGCCGTCGATCGACACGCCACCGATGGTCGAGTCGGGGAGTGACGGGAATCGCTGCTGCCGCAGGTTCATCTCCGCCCCCACTCGAACCGACCGCGCACGCTCAGGGCGTCGAAGCTGATCTCCTCGCGATCACCCGGCGACGAGAAGTGACGCCACCCGCACTCAAGCTGGAATCGCGGCGACGGCTTCCAGCACCGACGGCCGAGGAAGTGCGTGTACATCGGCTGATCGTTGCCGCAGGAGACCTCCCAGCCGGGGCGTTGCTCTGCGGCGTAGTTCGCAACGTAGACGAGCGGGACGACCTTAGTGCATGAAGCGGCGAGCAATCGGTCGGGGCGGATGGCGTATGCGAACTCGAACTCGTAGACCCACTGCGCGCGCGACGGCAGCGCGAAAAGCAGCGCGATGATCGCCTCGGCGAGTGTAGCGAATCGCAGGACGTTGACTCTCACACGTGCCCCGGACTAATTTGGTTTAACTGCCGCTGCCACCACAGCGCGACGCTGCGCCGATAGAGCCAAAACGTCTCGTCGTCCCCCGCGACCAACCGCTTGCAGCGCGACGTGAACAGCAACTCGCGCGGCAGCTCCACGAACATGATGGTGCCGGCCACCACGTTGAATGCGAGATCGAGCGCCAGGCCCACGATGGCCCACGGCAGGATGTTGACGCGCCAGAACAGCGTGAGCTTCGCGCCCTCGTCGCGGAGTCGCTTCGCGTGCATCACGAGCACGAATGCGCCGGTCAGGAGGTACCAGCCGGCGATGAGACTGAGCGCAGAGATCATTGGTTGCTCTCCTAGGTAATTGGCGCGTGATTGAATCTACAGCGCACTTCTATGTCACGGATCTCGGTCTCGATAGTGTAGGTTGATAAGTCCGTTCGCGAGACGCCCTGTATCTCCCACGTCTCGCCAGAGCTGGTTACGGTTTCCTCACCCGAGAACGTCTGCGCGTAGGTGCCTGAACTTATAGTTTGCTCGTGAACATTGGTGTCGACACCGTTCAGTAGCCGCCAACCACCGTTGGCACTATCAGCGCCGGTCACATTCTCTCTTGCCTCGACCATGAGCCTAAACGTGCCGGTAAAATTGGTGACGAATGTTCTCAGAGTTGTCCACTCCTCGGCACCAAGGTTGTTGACTGTAGCCACCGCCGAGCCGAGCAATTGCCCCACGACTGCGTGCGTGTTGCTGTCGCCTTTGAGCAGAAGTTTGTTGACCGTCTTGTCGGCGCTCGCCTCACTTGGAGCGTTGACCATCGTCAGAACATTGTTGGCGCTTATGTCCCCAACGATTACCAGCGCCGTGCCGTTCCAAGTAAGTTTGTTCCCGGCGCTGTTCCCAATGCTGAATCTTGGAGTCCCGCCGTTTCTTTCGAGCCAGAAGCCAGTTCCGGCGTCATAGGCTGTTTGCCCTGATTTGATGTACGCCGTGCCGGACGACAGGTCTATCGTGCCGGCAGTGATCGCGCCGAGATCAGCTGTGATCGCCGAGAGCGTGGATACGCTGAGCTTTCCAGCCGTGATTGTGCTCGCCGCTATTTCAGCGGCGGTGATCGTCAGGGCTGTGATCTTCGCGGCGGTGATCGTGTTCGCCGCTATCTCAGCGGCGGTGATTGTGAGCGCAGCTATTTGAGCGGCGGTGATTGTATTGGCGGCGATCTTCGCCGCCGTGACAGCGTTCGCGTTGATCTTGCCAGTCGTGATCGCGTTGTCTTCGATCTGCGTTGTAGCGATGTCGCCGGGGATTGAGTTGAGCGACGCCTGGCCGCCGCCGGCTCCGGTCAGTGAGCCGTCAGCATTGATCGTAACGTTGGCGTTGATGAGACCGGCGGCTGCGAACGCGGCGGTCAGCGTGCCGCTGACTTGCGTCGCTAGATTGATGGCCCCGGCGATAACCGCTAGATCGTTGGCGCTTATCTGAATCCACGCGCTGCCGTCGCTGCGATACACTCGCGCATCGTCAGTGTCGACCCACAGGCGGCCGATCGCATGCGCTGGCGCGAGAGACTGACGATAAACGTCGGTGTCAAGCCCAGCCTGCTCGCCGGGGATGCGGCGAACCCACAGCGCGGCGACCTCTGTCTGACCGGCCGCGGCGCTATAATTCATGATGAGCAGCGGGCGCACGAATACCGCGCCTGAGTACATCTTGCTCGGCACGCGCGGGTCGTTCGCCGCTGCACCGAGCCCGCTCGTTCCCCACCCGCGAACGAATCCTCGATATGTTTGCCACGACGCGCTGGGATTAGCACCGGCTGCCGCTAGGTAGTGCTGCGAGCTGTGATTGTTCGTTCCGTCAGCGGCGATCATCGTCACCCGGTCGCTGCTCACTCCCTCCAGCCCGCAGTAGAAAGTGCCAGTACCGGCCGAGCGGGAGACGACGCACCCGACCTCGTACAGCGACAGCCCGTCGTATGGAAATAGGTAGTCTTTGAACCATATCCACCGCTGGTCGTTGCCGGAGTTGTTGCCGAACCGGACCGCGTTGCCACCGGGGGCGGTGGTGTCTGCTATAGCAGTTATCTCGCCGCCACCGGAGACATCCCCCCAGTGCATCAGCAAGTCCACGTCGTTCACATACGCGAACTCGTCGTGCACCATCTCGCGCCGCCAGTCGAGCGCGTTACCAGAAGTCAGCAGGGCCGATAGAGCGGGCTCGTTGCCGTTGATCTCCTCGAAGCGCGGCTCAGTCCACTCGATGCGCACGGTCGTATCGCCGCCGTAGTACATGAACGTGCGATGACTCTGAGTCGTGGCAGTCGGCGCCATGCGGAACTCGTTCGCGGCGAGCACCTTCTGCCCGGTCGTCGGGTCGTAGATGCCTGCCACGCCCGAGTTGCTGCCAGCGTAGCTAGAGCCGTGGATGACGCCGACGCACAAGTACCAGCGGTCTATTACAGGGAGCGCGGTGCTCACAATGGTGCCGGCGACGAAATACGGGTTATTGTTGACGCCTCCACCGAGATCATATGTGTCGCTGACCTGGCCGCAGCCGTGATAGAAGCCGTTGGTGCCGCCGGTAGACACGCGCCGACGAGCCCACACCGTCGAGCGATACGCTTTTGCCGGATTGAGTCCCTTGAGATCGGCGCGGTTGTCCCAACCGCCGTTGGCGTCGCCACCGCTACCAAATCCAGGATCGGTGCAGCTCGCCTCCCACGCCATCTGCGAGATGCCGTGCGGCCCGGTGCTGATTAACACCTGCGTCTCGTTGGTCGCGGTTTCAACGGGAACAAAGTTTCCGCGCCCTGCGGACGGCACATCGCCGACCGCCCACCCGTCCACTCGCAGTAGGTTCCCGCTCGGGACTTGCAGCGCCCCCTCGGCGAACGTGAGCTGATTGAGAACGACACCCGCCCCGGCGAAGGACGAGTCGAGGTGGAGGTAGGCGCCCTCGCGAGGCGTAGAGCGAATCAGCGCAGCGCCGCGGTAGTACCTGACGGTGTGGCCGTCGTATTCGATCGAGACCGGATCGCCGCTGCCGCTGTAGGTGCCGAATGCTTCGTAGACGCCGAGTTCGTAGATGCGGAGTACGCCGTCGTTGTCGTACCCCCACATGAAGTCGATGGTCTCGTAGCTGTGGTTAGTCGTCGGGGTCACGCTAAGCCCAACGAACACCCCGAGGTTCGTAGTGTTCGGCCCGCGCGTCGACACCACGCACGCCGGGTATCGCTCGGTCGAGTAGACCGACGCGGTGTAGCCGGTGCCGTCGGTCTTGGTGAACGTCGAGCCAGCACGCGCGACGTTGACGAGGACGGGGGTCCAGCCTAGCGGGGATTCAATCGGCACCTGTGCTTGTGGCAGCGTCGGACTCGCGCCTATCGCCGTCTCCTCCGCCGCCCACGTGTAGAGCGACGACGGCCCGGCTTCGAGCACGAGGTCGACGACCAGCCCGGACTTCTCCCCGTCGAACACCGGCCGGAGCTGAACCTCCATCACGCGCATCGCCTGAGCAGAGAGCCCGAACGCCGCGTGCGTGACCGAGATCGTCTCGCCGGGCATCGCGCGAAAACCGTAGAGCGAAGTGGTGCAGGAGATACGCTTGCCGGCAGCGCGCTTCTCCAGCTCCAGCTTCGCGATTCTCTGCGCCCTCGCCCCGCCATCCGTCCCGCCGCCGTCCATGATGTCGTTCACGAGCTGGAAGTCGAGCGACGCGATGCGCTCGCTACCTACCGTCGCGGTCGGGAGGCTCACCGGAGAGTAGTCTACGAGTCCGCCTTGCTCAGCGGACGACGAGTACCGCCCCTGGATGGTGTCGTAACGCGCCGCCTCGCCCATGTGGACTACGTGCTTGAGCGGCCCGATGAAGTGATCGGCAGTCAGCGCCAGAGTCGGGGTGCGGTAGGCGCCGACGAAGAACCGCCACTTGTTGTCGCTCCACAAGAACTCACCGCCGAACGCCGACTCGAACAGCTTGATGATTTCCTCGGACGGCTGCCTCGGGTCGATGACCCCGTTGACCGTGTAGCGGTTGCCATTCCCGCCGGCAGCTATCGCGACGTTCTCGTCGCACACGTTCGCCTCGGCGATGATGTTCGCAGGATCGACTCGCGTCGACGAGATGCCAGGACCGGCGATCCTAATGCCGTTTATCATCACGCCGCGCGCGTAGTCGTAGCAGCAGTTGACCGCGTTCTCCGACCACGCCCACGTGGTCTCGTCATTCAAGCGATGCGAGCCGCTGCCACCGTTCGTCGAGTCGAGACGATTGTCGTACACCTTCCGACCGCGGACCTTGAACCGGAATTGCGGGACGGTGTTGAGATTTGTCTCGTCGAACGTCAGCTTGACGATTGCGTATGTGAGTCCACGCAGGCGGTGATTGCTAGTCCAGTTCGCGAAGGCGGTGTCGAGCGTAGTGTCGACGGTCTGCGTGTCGCTGCCGAGGTAGAAGCGGATGTTCATCAGCCCGGCCCACTTGACCGGTGAAGTCACGTTGCCGCTGCCATCAATCGCGAGCGACTCTTTGTCAGCCACCACCTGCGGCACTGAGTCGCACGAGTGCCCGGCGAGCACTACCACCATGTACAGCTCGCGGTTATCGACCCCGGTGGAGTTGCGATAGCGAAGCGTGCCGCCGGTCCACGTCTCGCCGTAGACTATGCTGCGAACGTCGGTCGGGTCGCCGGACAGTTGCAGTTCGGTGCCGAACGACTGCAGCGCGCCCTTGATCTTCTTGGCGCCGCTCGACAGCAGCACCGTACCGACGAGCTTCATCGCGAGCAGCAGCTTGGGGCCAAGGGCGGCGCCCGAGTAGATCGTCCCGAATATCAGCAGGCCGATGCCGACGACGCGCTTGAGGGAGTCTGACACCGCTAGACCCTAAACGCCGCGGACTGCGAGAGCGTGGGCCAGAACGCGAGCCCGCCCTGCGAGCTTATGAATGCCGACTCCTGCCCGCAGCAGATACCTATCGCCTCCTGCCCGTCCACGCGTCGCAGGATCAGATCGCCGCGACGAGCGAACGCCAGCGGTACGCTCGGCCCGACCTTCGCCTCGATCGCAGCCTCGATCGTCTCGAAGCCCTCCACCGAGCGCATGTACTTGTAGGCGTCGACCACGGACTCGTGCCGCACCGGCAGCGGGTCGACGTCGGTCATGGCGAGCACGACGTCAGCGGCGAAGCACACGCACGAGTAGGACTCCACGAACCGCATCACCTCCGCGGCCGCGAGCGCGAGCGCCATCCGCTCCGGCCAGTCCGTGCGCCTCATCATTGTGGGTACGGAAACAAGAATTGATCGTTGTAGCCCGGATAGGGCTCGGTGCTCGGAGGCTGACCTGGACCGGTCAGCGGCAGCAGCGGGCGGCGCCCCCACATGATCGGCTCGTCCATCCGGGGCGCGAACTCCATCCCTAAGTCACCGGGGAATAGAGCCTGCTGATGCGCGTGCGTGAGCTGGTAGTACGTCGGCCGATTCAGCCGCGCAAGCTCCGACGCTAGTCGAACGACGATTCGACCGCTGCTCCCGGCATCCTCGATCTCTACGCGGTCCATGAAGCCGGCGAATATCTCGTAGGCGTCGGTGATCGTCCCGGCCGCCGCATTCACGGCAGCGAGGTACACCGACGCAGCGCGGCCCACCGGATCTGTGGCGATGATCGCGTTGCGCAGCGTGTCGTCGAGGTAGTTGAACGACAGGTCTACCCCGATGTCGGCGCGATCAACGGAGTCCACGATCTTGTCGATGCTGCCGAGATTCCCGACCCCGAGCCACGTCTGCGCGTTCCACGTCACGGACCCCACGCCGGTCCAGGCGCGCACCGCACCGCCGGGCCAGTCGAGGTAGACGAGCAGCGCAGCGGCAGCGTCCTGCGCGCTTAGCATCGTCTCGATCGTTGCAGAGAAACCGCGGTCAGCCACTACAGCGACTCCTGAAACCCGAGCGAGAACGTAGACCGGCCCTCGTTGTTGGTGTCGACTGAAGCGTTCGCGGTCAACAGTAGCAGCATGAGCGGCGTGGTAAGAGTGAGCGCGGCGTTGTCCGCTGGCGAAGTCCGCAACGCTGGTTTGAAGGTGACCGTAACCACGCCCGACCCGTTGGCCGTGCAGTCAGCGGTCACCACCTTGAACTCAGTTCCGACCTGGAAGAACTCGCCGGCCAGCAAGAACGACACCGACGGAGTAACCCCGTCGACGATCAGCGAGGTGCCGGACTGCCCGGCCCCTTGTACTAGCGCAACACTCTGCCCGCTCGTCGGTCCAGTGTAGTCAGGATTTTTGACCGTCCACTCACCATAGATTCCGACTTGATGGAGGAACGCCTCCATGACACGAACCTCGGACGGCTTGAGCGAGACGGTCTCAAGGATTCCTTCCCAACGATCAGACGTCCCACCGCTGAGTGATACGACCTGCCGCTCGCGCGTGAATAGCGACTCGAAGATGGCCTTGTTCTCATTCAGGTCTCGCCGCATTCGGAGGATCTTGGTCAGCAGCGATGAGGGGAACGCGGTGCTCATCGACGCCCACCAGGCCCGCGACTATTGACCGCATCGAGCGCGGCGCCGGCTGCGAGACTGGCGACCCCTGCTAGCTGCACTTCCCACTGCGGAGGTAACCCGGCTTGCGTGTAGAAGTTCTGCACGACCGTCGTGCCGCCGCCCATGCCGCGCGCCTGCGAGCCGGTCAGGATTCGTCCGGCGACGTTTGGCACCCACAGCTCAGGACCGCGGTCGCCGACAATTCCCATCTGCCCGGCGCTCATTGGTCCACCGCTGCCGAACGTCTCGATGCCGGCTAGAGGATCACCACCGCCGCCGCCACCACCACCGCCAAACATCCCGGCCAGCGAGGCGAGGACGCCGCCCTTGCTACCGCTTCCCATGTTCGAGAACGTCGCGGCAAGTCGCTCTGCCAACGGCTGCAAGACAGCGATGCGGATCACCAGTTCTGCTAAGTCCTGCGCGAACCCGCGAATGCCGGCGCGGATGTCGCCGTTCATCAACGCCTCGATACCACGAGACTCGAACGCCGAAGCGAGCGCGATGCCGAACTGCTCGGACTTGCGCTTGGCTTCCTCGGCTGCGTCGGCTAGTTCTTTGGTGCGGCGAGCGACGGCGGGATCTTCCATGCGACGGGCGTCAACTAAGATCGGCTTGAGGAAGGAGTCGCGTAGGCGGTTGTAGGTCTCCAGCGTTATTCGCTGATCGTCAAGCAAGAACTTTGCCTCGCGCATCGCTTCGGCCTGCCGCTCGAAGTCGGTCGCCATTGCCTCTGTGAGCTTCTCAGCCATTTCGAGCTGTGAGATGACTGCTCGCAGCTCCGGCGAGTGCTTCTGCCCTTTGGATGCGGCTGTATCGCCGTCAAGAAGTTCGGCGCCTGTCGGGCGCGTGTTGTCGATTCCGGCGGCCCTCTTGACGACTTCCCAGAGAGCATCAAGCTCCTTGGTGTACTTGGCCACCTGCTCAGTGCGATGGTCTATCTCCGCGTGCCCGAGAGCCGCAAACAAGCCCCCGAAGAATCGCGGCGTGCTCCGCCCAATCCGCTCGATCTCCGCATTATTTTCCTGAATCAGAGTGTTCAGTTGGCCCATGCGTTTCTTGGCTGCCTCGACTTCGGTCGGGCCAAAGAACTGCCGCCAGCCCTCAAGCGCGTCGAGAACTGCGCCCTTAAACGTCACGCCGATAGTCTGGGACAGCTCGTTGAATTTGTCGTTGATCTCGTCGGCCGCGCGCACCTGGTCGTCAGTGAAGATTCCCTTAGCGGCAGCGGCAGCCGACTCCATCGCATCGGCTCCGCGCAACAACGCCGGAACCATCTCCACGCCAACGCCCCTGCCGAACAGAGCGGCGCCAAGCGCGGCGGCCTTCGCCGTACCCTCGACCTGGCCGAACTTCCTTATCAGAGCCGTCATCAGGTCGTCGGCTGTGCGGATCTTGCCGTTCGCTACGTCCTGCGCCAGACCCAGATCCTTGAGCGCCTCAGCCGCTGGCCCGGCTCCGGTCGTTTGAAACTGTCCTAGGCGCACGTTCAGCGTGCGCATCGCTAAACCGAAACTCTCTGCCTCGACGCCGTTCTGCTCGAATACGAATTGCAGTCGCTGGAACCGCTCCGCACCGAGGCCAGCGGCCTTGGCGGTCTCGCCGATAGCGTCCGCGGTCTCGATCGCGTTGCGCGCGAAATTGAGGATTGACCTCGCGCCTAGAGCGATGCCGAACGCCGCTAGCGCGGAGCGCAGTGCGTCGAGCCCAATGCCTACGCCCCGGCCGAAGCGTGAGAAGTCGTTGGCCGTGCGATCCGCGAATCGCTTCACCTGAGCCGATCCGCTGTTGAGCGCGGTCGTAAGCTCGCCCATGTTGGCGGTGATACGAAACTCTAGATCTTCAAGCCTTGCCATTGGGTGCTGCCGCCGCCTCCGCTATGGCTAGTATCTCACGGGACGTGCATTCCCAATACTGTTGCGGGGTCCAATGGAGCGCGTGGCACAACTGCCCACCGAGGGCCGCGGTCATGAACCGGGTTACGCTTTTTTTTCGTCGTCCTTCGTGAGCATCCCGCCAAGTAGGGTCGCGAGAGGTTCGTTGTAGCCCATGCGATTATCGGCAATCAGGTCGGCAATGCGATCGACTTTGAATGCCTGCAAGTCTTTGTCCTGACGGTCACGGCCGGCGGCTTTTATGCACTCCGTCACTACAACGGCCATCTGCTTGAGCGTGAGCCCAGCTGCGCCGTCGGCTGGCTCGCCGCTCGACCGCTTCCACAGAGCGGCCATGCGGAACCAAAGCTCGGTGATCGTCGTCCCTAGCTGGTCCTCAATCGCCATCTGAGCTGCGCCACTGGGACGCATCGGATACACGACGCCTTCGATCGTGATCGGAACCTCGCCGCGTTCGGCGCTGATCGTGTACTCGGCCAACTAGGCACCGAGCGTGTCGGTCGTAGCAGCCGCGGCCGCGGTGAGCTGGAAAGAATACGTGGCCGCTTGCTGATCGACCATGCCGCGGTCGTTGTTCGACACATACACCGATCCGGCGTACACAAGTTCCGAAGCGCTGAACGGCGTATAGCGCACCTGCACGTTGACCGGAGTCTGCGCGAGCATGACCGTGTAGAGCCTCGTGAGTCCGTTGGTGTCCGGCAGCCGCACGTTGCCGCTGACGTTGATCGTCAGGTCCGGCCGCCCAGGTACGCGGATTTTCAGCGTGTCGCTTTTGGCCGTGACGTCGATCAGTTCCTGCGGCCGGTTGATCGTGCAGTCCGTCTGCCCCGCGACCTCCGTGTAGGTGCCGGAACCGTTGTCAACGTAAAGTCGGTATTCGTGGCCTAGTCGATTCGCCATTGGTTATCTCCTATGTCACGGCGCCGGCGGCTTGAACTGCGCTGACGTTCACGCCGAGCTTGAGGTTCGCGGCCGTGATGCCGACGCCGATGGTGGTGATGTACTCGCCGGTCGCGATGTCGTCGACCGGGATGATGCCGCCAGCGGTGCCGAGACAGTACTGCTTGCCGACCGCTGCGGTGCCGCCGATGTTCACAGTCCCGCCAGTTTTGAGGATCTGAATCGGCTGACTTGCCGCGCCGCCGTTTAGAGCGACCCCGACGTAAGGAGCCGCTACCCCCGAACCTGCGGAGGTTGCGTTGGTGCCGATCTGAACCAGTCCTGCGGTGTCCACATAGACGGCCATTCCGGCAGTGATGGTCGCTCCCGCGAGGTATCCGTTGACCCTCTCGCCGTCGACGAATAACACGCTACCGGGGGTCACTGTGATCGCTGCCATGATGGCTCCCTAATGGACTGCGGCCGTCGGATTGTACAACGTCGTCGAGTAAGTGAACACATAGGTTAGCGAGGCGGTCATGATTTCCTCGTCGCCCTCGCCACTACGCTCGAACTCGGTGGCCCTCAAAGCCCCACCGTTGGCGAGCTCGTCGACCTCGAGCGGCTGAATCGCAGACTCCACCTCGGCGCAAATCTCGTCGATCAGATCCTCGACGTTCTGGGCGGCCGTGGCGGCGATCTGAACCACGATGGCCACCGTGCGCTCGTACTGGCCAGCAACGCGCGCGGACTGCTCCTCCGACGGGTAAACGCAGATCGACGTCTCGCCCTTCGGGAACGGGAAAAAGACGGAGCCCGCCACGTTCTGGTTGACTCCGCCGATATTGGCCGCCTTGAGCTTGTCGACGATGCGGTCGCGAATGCGCTTGCGGTGGTGGATCATCGCTTGCGCAGCCGGATGATCGTGAGGCCAGTGCCGTCTGGCTGCGTCTCAGCGATGCCGTAGTCGGTGCCACGGATCGCGACGACGGAGACCGAGCTGTATCCGGCCGGCAAGTCGGTGTCGACCACCATGACCTGCGGGGTTGCGCTTTCCATCACGTGATCGCCGAACGGCACAGGCTGATACGGCGCCGTGTAGATGCCGGGCAACTGCTTGCCGTCGACCTCGACGACCTCGCCCGCATCCCGAACGAGCGCCAGGCGGTCGGCGGCGCTCTCGATCATGGCTTACGTGTACTTCGGGTGCGCCATCATCTGTGCGCCGATCAATGAAGGCCCCGTCACCAGCGTGTTGATGAGGCGGATAAAGCCGCGCGTCGATCCCGCGGGTACGGTGTACTTACGGTCCGTGTTGGCGGCGAGCGCTGTGTAGGCGCCCTCGTTGGCCGCGACGCTCGCCGTGCCGGTCCCGGCCGTGTCCGTGGCGTCCTGAATGTCTGGCGTCAGCGACCCTGTGATCGCACCAGGATTGATGACGAACACGAGGTCACCCTCGTACTTGCGCACGTCGATGTACGTCGTGCTCGAACTCGCGAGCGCCGTCGTGGTGGCCGACTGAGACGTGACGAGCTTCACGATCTCGCACGCTTGGCCTTGGTTAGCTAGCATCGCTCTCTCCCTTTTTGCGGCGCCGTGGCTTATCGGCGGCCTCATCCTCTGATGTTTCGACTGCCGGCGTTGGAGCTGGTTCGGCCGGCGCTGTCGCCCCCTCAGCCTTGTTCGAGCTGCGCATCTCGTCGGCGAAGAACCGATCGACTTCAAGCGGCGTGCCGATCGCCTGCAATTTGCCACCGTAGAAGAACGGCCGCAGTACGCGAATCCAACGCCGCGCGGTCGCAAGCTGAGAGCCTGCTACCAGAGCGGAGCCGGCGGACTCGAGCGCCATCGCTTAGGTGACCGATGTCGCCAGCGAGAACGCCGCGGCGTAGCGCACACCGACGTCGATCGAGTACATGGCCCGAACGCCGACGATGCCGGCAGCAAAGTTCGCGTACGGATTGACCTCGACCTCGAGCACGCCCCAGCTCGCGAGCACGACCTTGCCGAAGTCGCCGAACAGGATATTGGCGCTCGGGACTTGGTTCGAAGCCATCGCGCGATACCCGTCGACCGTTCCGTCGAGCAGTTTGCCCTCCCAGATCGGCGACGCGGTCGACGTGAACTTCACCCGCTGCTTGAGCAAGCCAGCGACCGCCGGGGTCGTGACGTAGCCAGCCGCATCGAACAGCGCGTTACCGGCCGCCGTGTCGGTCTGGAATTCCACGATTCCGGTGTAAGTGATCGACGTGCCAGTGACCCCGCCGATGCCGGCCGTGTTGATGATGCCGGTCGGCTGGCCAGATGCGCCGGAGCCGTTGAGCACTGCAAGATCGACCGCGAGACCGACCACTTGCGCGAGGTCGTTCTGCACGATCTGTTCCGCACCGGGCGAGGATTGCAACAGCAATTGACGGCTGATTTCGACATACCCGCCTGCGGTTTTCGGCGACAGCGCCATCTGCGCAAACGTCTGCTGACTCTCGGTGATGGCCGTGGCTTCTGTCGATAGCCAGTAGTTCGTGGCCGCCGCGGTCTGCTTGGGCACCGTGATGCTGCCGACCAGTCCGGGCATTTCCATCACGCCCATGCGGATCGCGACGGACGAGTTGCGCAGTATCTCGATGAAGCTCTGGTTGTTCGTCGCAACCAAGTAGCCGCCGGCGCTCGCCGTGCCGACTGTCAGGTCGCGCTTTTGGACTTCGTGCGGTACGAAAAACCGCATTTTGTCCGATACGCGCCCGACCTTCTGGCCGATCGCTGCGGAGATTTCCGCCTCGAAGCCGGCGTCGCTCCAGTTCTGATCCGCGCACGCCTTGATGGCGCGGGCTAGGGAGTAACGACGGACTTCCTTGTCGCCCAAGCCAAGCTCTGTGAGCGGCTTGGACTTCTCGGCTCGTTGCTTTTGAATCGCCGTGATTTGCTTGGCGACCTCGGTCAGCGAGGTGCCGGCAGTGATCCACCGAGACTGTAAGCCGGCGTCGATGTTGCACGCTCCGCAGAGGTTTTCGATGCCGGTGACACGCTCCCTGTCGACGTCCGCGCCGTGGACTTGTTCGGCTGCGCGGGTTGCGACTCCGGCTGCCGTTGCAGTCTCGCGAGCGGCTTTCTGTTCCGGTGTCTCATCCATGATCATCGCCTCCCTGGCGGTGGTAGTGCGCAATCCTTGCGCCGACTCGGTCACCCGTACTGTATCCGCATTTTCGCCACTTGCAAAGCGGCTCCGGCCTACCCCGACAGTTGGGTCGGCCGGGATGCCCACCAAACTCGCCTCAAGCGGCTCCCAATCGTCGACTCGATACACGTCGCCTTCGTCGCGGGCCTCTTCGAGAATCATGCCGTGGACGCGGTATCCGACGGACGTGTTTTGCAGGATGCCGTCGTCGACGTCGCGCAACGTATCGACCGCAACGCTACCACGGCCGAAGCGCGCTGCGGCGTGGCCGATCTTGTCGCGGCCGATGCTGGCAGTCTCAATGACGCCCACAACGCGACCGGGGTTGTGATCGAGTAGCAGCGGCGCGCGACCACTAGCCATGAAGTCCATGCGTGCGGCGCCTGCCGTGTGGTCGAGGATCTCCGTGCCGAACCAGCGCTCGACCGGGCTTTCGGACGAGAACGACAGCGTCCGCGTTCGGTCGCTCATGCAACCTCCCGAGTCTCGATGCCGCCGACCGTGTGCAGAATGCACTCTCGGCGCTGAAACTCCGGCGCGTGCCGGGCCACGAATTGCTTGGCTTGATCCTCGGTCACGTTCGCGAGTCGCAGCGTGCGCCCGCCCTTGAACTTTAGCACCGCCGATTTATTCGCGGCGTCGTACTCCATGCTGATTTCGTCGCTCATCGAATGGCCCTCACGTTGCGCCCTGCTGGCATGTCGTCGTCACTAGGTTCGTCTTGCTGCTGTTTGTCCGGCTGCGCTGCCGGCGCTGGCGCGGCCTTCTGATCGGCGCCGGGGTCCGTGTCGTACTCGAGATCGAGCTCGGCCTGCGAGTCTAGTTCGGCTCTGCGCTCCGCGTCGACGTCCTCGATGTCCATGCCGGCGCCGGAGATCGACACGATCTGCGTGCGCGTCGTGAATCCAGCCTTGAGCGCTTCTTTGTAGGCGTCTACCTCTTTCGCCGGATCGACCCATCCCCAGCCGCGCGCTTTGAACTTCGCGGCGGCGAATTTCTGCGGGTTGGCCGCATACTGCTCGACGCTCAATCCCTCGATCGCGCCGGCCATGACGGCTTGGCGCAGCCAGGTCTCGTGGATGATCTGCCTGAACTGCATGAACCAGCCCTGCAGCACACGCCAGCGGTCGCGGTCATCGAGCAATGCCAGCCGGCTGCTCGAATAGTTCGACTGCGAGAAGTCCTTCGACAGAGACTCGTAGTTGATGCCAATGCCTGCCGCCGCCTGGCGCAGCATGTAGCGCATGAAGTCCGGCAGCGCCGTGTTCGGCCGGTTCGGATTGTTGAACCTGATTTCTGAACCGGGTGGGCCGCGGCCGATGATGCCGGGCGCGAGCTCCGTCTGGTAGGTGCCGTCCTCTTGCTGCTCGACGTCTGGGTCGTCAAGGTCGGAGATATCCTGCCAGCCCATGTAGTTCGCTGCGCCTCGCGCAGCCGTGATTTCGGCGTCCGCGTAGCCGTCCATATCGTTCAGCGATTTCATGGTCGCATGCAACCACGGCACGCCGCGCGATTGCGGCCAGCGCTCGACAACGCGGATATGCAGAATCTCCGACGCGGGCACGCGCTCAACGCGCCACGCGCCCATGCCCGAGAAACTGACGTCTACCTGATGCGTCGAGCGTATCCAATACGCCAGAGGCCGCCCGAAGTCGTCGACCTCGATCCCCATGCGAGAATTTGGGTCCATGTTGAGCGGCGCGAACTCATGCGGCACACGCTCCGATTCGATAAACTCTAGCGCGAACGGGATCGGCGATCCACCGAACGGGCGCAGATGCAGCCTCAAGAAAATCTCGCCGGTCTCGAATACTTCGCTCATCGCGCCGCGCTCGATGTCCGTGAAGCACATCGCGCCGCCGGTATGGCAGAACTGCGCGCGAGACCATTGCGTCCACGCTTCCTCGATCGCGCTGTTTACGGATTTGCGCAGCCCGGCTCGCGTCGACTCGACTTGCGCCTGTAGCCCCATGCCAGCGCCGACCACGTTGTCTACCACAATCGCCTTCGCGCGTTTCGCATAGGCGGAGTTTCGGCCGAGCGAACGCGATCGGCCGCGCAGGTTCGTCAGGCTTGATTTGATTTCCGAGTCGGCGCTCGTGGTCGCAGAGTCCCAGCCGCTCGTCGTGCGGGAGGGGCGCGCCGCTTCGTACATGCGCCGCGCAGTCGGCTTGCCTAACAGCGCGCCCCATGCTCGTGCGATGCGCTTCGTGAGCGTCATGCGAGCCCCGTGCGAATCAGCACACGACTCGGATGCAGCCCGGACTGTTTCGCGACGATCAGCTTGTAGCGGTCATACGCTGCGTGCAGCTCGTCCCATGTCATGCGCGAGATCGAACGGCCGGCAACGGAGTAGCTCTGCTGGTCGGTCGTCGCACGATTCTGGATCACGGCCTCGAGCGCATCGAGCACCTTCTGCTCGTGCGAGCGGTTGTCAGTGGCGAGGTTCGCGAGGTTCGGCAGCAGCGAGAGTCGGCCTGTAGCTACCGAGACCTTGTTAGTCGTGTCGGCGATCTTGACGACACGGGCGCGCCACTGATACGTGCCACGCGGATAGTCGGTGCTCGAGGCGGCCAGATACGCGAGAACGTGATCGGAGCCGCTCGCCGTGCCCGTGATGCTAAACGCCTTAGGGCCGGCGAAGTAGTAGTACAGCACCCACACCGTCGCCGGGTAGTCGGTCAGCGTGTCCGTCCATCCCCAAAGGTCGCCAGCGGTTAGAGTCTGCGGGATCTGCATGCGCCTTCCATTGGTCGCCTACCAGTTCGTCGTAAATCCCCCCGGCCGGTGTATCTGCCGCCGCAGGATCGGCCGAAGCGGAGGCGCTATCCTTGCTACCTCCGCCACCGGCACAGGCTCCGCATCCTTCGGCGCCTGACGTCGAGCGAGAGTGTCCCACTTCGGCGCTAGCAATTCCACCGCCACGAGGTTATACACGCGCAAGTCGAGCGCCTCATTGCGTGCGCGCCGCTGCACATACGCCCGCACCTTCTGGCCTTTGAGCACGCGCTCGACGCGATCCTCGGCCGTGAGCTGGTAGAAGTATTCGTCGTCGCGGTCGTCGGGAAAGTGCATGTACCCCGGCCCCGCCTCCTCGAGCGACAGCCAGCCGAAGATGCGGTTCTTGCACTCGTCGACATTCGCCGGCAGCACCGGACACCGAAACTTGTTCTCGCGCTTGATCCGCCCCACGATCGGATGCCCGGACCCGAGCCCGCCCACGCCCTTGAGCGCGTACACGCGCCGCCGATACCGTGCCTTGCAGAACCGATACACCATGTCGGTATGGTGCCCGGAGTCGACCATCGTACACGTGATCGGCAACTGCACGCCGTCGCCGCGCTCAAACGTCCGACGCAGATACTCGTCGAGTTCGCGCCACACGTCGGGGAACGCGGGATCGCCGAGAAACTGCTTCCAGTCCAGCGACCACGACTCGAACATCCGCCCCCACCCGCACGCCTCGAGCTCGAGACGATCATCCTGCACGTCGACCGAGCACGTCACGAGCAGCGTGTCGTTCGGCGCCTGGCGATACGGCTCCGCGCGCGACTTCAACGACTGCGGATCGTGCTTGTCCGCCTGCTCCTCCCACGACAGGCCGAGCGACTGGTTGACAAACTCCTGCAACGTCTCGGGCAACTGTTTCTTGACGAGCCAGCCCTCAACCATCTCCTGCCACGTGACGAACGGCGAATAGATTTCGTTGATGTGAAACCCCTCGACGCCGGTCTCCTGCGCGGTTGCCCGCCACTCGCCACGCGCGAGCATCCGCGCCTTAGCGTCGTGGGAGAGTTCAGCGCCGCAGTGCTCGCACACGTAGCAGGCCGTCTCCGGCAGATGTCTGCCGCGACCCTTCCACTGCTTGTCGAGGCCAGGCACGCGGCGCCCGCCCGGCAGTTCCTTCTGCCACCGCACCTGCTCCCAGATGAGCCGCTGGTACGCATCGCAGTGTGGGCACGGCACGAAGTAGTACTGCATATTCGACGCCCCGAATGCTCGCTCAATACGGCTGCTGTCTTTCAGCAACGGCGTCGACGCCTTGTAGATTCGCCGCGACGATCCGAACGCCTTGGCCCGACCGATCGCGAGGCCCACGCCGTCGATGTGCTTGGGATATCCGTCGATCTCATCGAGCAACACGTTGCGGATCGGCCGCGAGCGGAGATTCGCCTCGGAGTTGGCGCCAACCACCGTGACTGCGCCGCCAGGGAACCGCTTGTGCAGAATCGTGTTGCCGGCGTCTTTCTGGTTGTCGGTGACAGCGTTGCGCAGGAGTGGAGTGTCGCGCAGCATCGGGTCGAGACGGTCCTTGCTCCACGCCTTGCCCATCTCGATCGTCGGATACACGACCAGCGTCGGGCCCGGATCTTGATCCATGATCCACGCCAGAATGTTCAGCAGCGCCTCGGTCGCCCCGACCTGCGCCGACTTCATGAACACGACCTCGCGAGCCGTCAGAAACGCATCCATGATCGCCGCGAGATACGGGGCACGACTCGTCCGCCAACGCCCGGGCGACGCGCCAGACTCACGGCTCAACACGCGATGCGCGTCAGCCCACTGTGTGACCGTTAGCGGCCCTGCTTGCCGATACTGACGGAACGAGAACGTCAGGTAACTCGGCGATCGAATCGAGGCATCGCCGGATGTCCTCGGCAGCCTCGGGGTATTGCCGACCGACGGCGAGAAGTCGTTCGATGACCTGCTGACTGGCATTGCTCCATCCTGCTGCGACATCGCTAATCAATACCGTATTGCGCTCTAACACGTCCACTTCTAGGCCAATCTTGCGCGCCTGTGCTCGTTCGCGCATGTCGCGCGCCGATTCCTGCCCGCCACGCGTCTGCTTGTGCCGGAAAAACGCCTGCACCGATTCCCCCAGCACGAGCCCCGCATCGTCCGCCTCGAGCACGCCCTCGGCCACGAGCTGACCAACGCGCCGCGCCTTGATCCCAACGATGGCGCCAAACTCGGCTGCGGTTATGCGTTGCTCAGCGAGAAGCATGGGGTTTTACCGCTGAAAACTTTGACGGACCGGGGCGCTGCTGCGCAAC